CTTATTAAATCAAAACCATAATTACCCATTGCATAGCTAAAATAAGTTTGTTGAGCTAATGTTTGCTCGATAGTAAACAAAGTATTAACTCCAGTGCTAGAACCTTCTTCAAAATCTATAATATCAATTACTTTTCTATAATCCATAGCATCGTAATCGTAACTATTTGTAAATTTTTGCTTTTCATTTACTGAGGGTGTAAAATACTGATTAAGTACGCCGTTCCAGTTAATAACGGAAAGATAGCTTGATGTGGTGAGAATTTGATTTTCAAATATTCCAGAACTATACGTGCCTGATAGTGTTGTTGAATTAGAAAAATAGCTGGCTGGGATAGAAGAATTAGCAGCGTATACTGTAGGAGAAGGGTCTATAATTTTATTATAGTACGGAGTAATTGTGTATAGGCTATCTAGTCTTATCCCCTTTCCATCTTCATATAGGTTAGAATCAAATATAAGATATTCTTCTGTATAACCTGCAAATTTTGCAAACATTTCACATGCTATAGAAATATTTTCAAATAGTTGATCATGATGTAGTTCTAAATTAATCATTGGTGCGCCGAGTGATCTAGTTATACGGTCAGCAAGACGTGTAAACGAATCTATCTTACTATTAAGATTAGTACTTTGAAACGCTGTGATAGGCGTAATAGCAGAGCAGTCCATATTATTATTTATCTATATCAGACTGTTGGCGCAGCACCTGGGGCACCTCCACCTGCAGCAGGAGCTGCAGCACCAGCAGCGGCTTCAGCACCACCCGCTTCTGCACCTCCTGCAGCTGCAGGTCCAGGGCCAAATTCTGGAGGAGTACGAGCAGCTCCCCCTCCACCAAATCCACCACCGCCTGCAGCTGGAGCTTCACCCTGACCTGCTTGCCCGGGTTGAGTTGCGCCTAGTTCTCTCCAGTTTGGACCGTTGTTAGTAATTTGATCTAATTCCCAAAGTAATTCGCGATCTTTTCTCAAAAATTCTCTATTAGCCATCAAATCAGTATCAGACCATCCAAGATATTTCTTTTGAGCATAAGTTTTAGATACAAGATCACTCTGGGTAATTGAATTAAAGTTTTCTGCCTTAAGCTGGAATTTTTGACTCTCTCTTAGTTCATAGAAGTTAGTAGGTACATTAAACACTAGGTCAATATCTGTTTCTTTTAATTTTAGTTCTTCCCAAAGTTTTCTTAGTTTTAAATGAGTTACAAACCCATTCTTTAATCCGTTTGCAAAAATTCTTTGCAATCTAATTATAAACCTTGCAAATTTTAATTCTTCTCTAAGAATATCAGTACCATCTTTAAATACATCTTCAACATTAAGACGGGTTACCGGAACTTTGAGTGATTTGTATAACTTCTGTACAAAGTACATTAAGTCGGTAAGCTCTCCTAAATTTTGCCCACCAGGTAATTGTGTTACAGAGGTACCTTCGCTTCCAGCTCGCTTAGCAAACCAGAAGCTGTCGAGCATTGATTGAGGATTAAATTTCTGCACTGAGGCGCCTTGATCTGCATCATATGTTCTTCTCGACCAATAATTTTGCATTAACTTACGAAGATAAGCTTCTGCTTTAGGTGGCGCCATATTACCTACATCTACATTAAAAACCAAACGCTCTGGTGCTCGTACTAAGCGATAAATTACGATACTATCTTCAATAAGTGATAGCTGTCTATAAGCACGTCTAGCGTTTTCAATGAACGGAAGTCTAACTGTTTTTGTTTCATTCCAGATATCAGAATTGACGTATGTAACTTGATTTGCATCCATCGGGACAAGTTCAACTTTAACAACTTTACCAGGGTTCTTTGCATCGTAAATATTTTTGCGCAATAAAAATCCCCTTACAATTTGATTTTGTACGTTTTCAAAAATTGGATCAATAACATCGGAAGGTATAGCGACAACTCCTAGAATACCTTCTTCAGGATACTTTTTGTGAATAATATGCTCCCAATACAATTCAGCATCAACTAACAGCTGTCTAAGATAAGACCAGCCCTTATTTTCTAAATCAAAAAAACCAATATATTTTTGAAATTCTTTTCTTAGTTTTTCTTTTTGTTCCTCACTTAATGAACCTGTTTTAAAATTTAACTTTATAATATCACCATTATCATCCTTGTTAATAAATTCATCACATATTTCATCCAATGCATCAGCTACTTCAGCAAATGCAGCCATTACTCTGTAATCCATTAACCTTCTGCCCTTATCAGGCTGGAGGTTAGCGTACATGAAATTATGATAATCTTTATTTTGTACTACATTAGCATAAAGATCATCCGTAAATGTTAAAGAAGAAGATATAGATTGTCTTGCAAGAGCTTCTTCACGTTTTGTACCTTTATCAAAAAATTCCTCATACTTGGGGTTTAGTTTTTTAATTTGATCTTCTATACCTACAGACTGATAGGGAAGCTTAGAAGATATAAACTTCATTAAGTCTCTACCAAATGTACTCTCTCTATTAGGATCGGCCATATTAATTAACCTAAGTATTTATTAAACAAAAGCGCACTTTAAACTATTAATAGGGGTTAAGATTTGTAAGTGTAGTCAATATTAGTGAGTTGAGGTGTACCGGATAATGAGACTACTTCTAATTCCTCTATTAAGCCTGTACTTATTGGATAAGTGAAAGTACTATCCTGTAGATCTTCATAAGTAGTAAGCTCGGAAGAAACCCGGAAGTTTGTGTTTGCGTAAAATATATTGCCAACAGGGTTTTGTACGTAAGGAAACAACCAACCTTTAATTGTAAATGCAGTATCACCAACAATCCTATACTTGTCGGTTGAAGCAACATCTGTAGGATATGTTAACGAAATGCCTCCATCCCATAAAACTTCGCTTCTTATTTCTTGCGGGATTGATGTAGAAGCTATATCTTCAGGTACTTTCCAAGATATAATAATATATGGATTGCTATAGGGAACAAAATTAGAAATAATTTGATCCATGTCTGTTTGAAATTTTGTTATAATAGACATGTTAACTTGTATATTAACGGGAACAGGTGTTCTATAAAACTGTGAATTAATTAACGCATCTCTTTCACCCGAGCCTCTTGAAATATAAAAACCTGCAAGCTTATTAAAGACACGCGTCTCATCTCTACTAACACTGTTTATATTAACTGAAACCACAGGTACTGTAATGTTTTGTGCTTTATTAACCAAATCGTATAAAACTCTTTGTTTAGGGGAATAAACGTACCTTACTTGTACTCTATTTTGAGGTACTCTATTCTTATCAAATCTCTTAATTACTATGTTATCAAACGCGGCAACAAATTGAGTAATAAGATCTTTAATCTCAAAGTGAAATGTCTGATTCTTCACTATATTATTTATTAAACAATACGCTCAATAAAAGCTTTAGGTAGCTTGTCTTTTACACGTTTAATCACATTAATTACATTACCATCAAGTATATATGTTGTGGAAAAGTCGTTTTTACTCCTTGTAGCTCTACCGCAGGCCTGTACTAATGAATTAAGCATTTTATTTTCATACCATTCTTTATCTGTATCAAAAAGCTTTTTTACACGCTTACAAGATAATGAGGGGTAAGGTAGCTTTATGATAATTTGAAATCTTGCTAAATGATCTTTTAAATCTACACCAAATGCAAGTGAAGGAGAGACTAGAATTGTTGGCTCGGTTGTTTCATAATGTTCTTTTAGTATTGTTTCATTATTAGAAAATTCATCACGAAAGAGAAATCTTTTACTACTATTAAGTTTATTTTTTATAAATTGTGTTATTTCGTTTGAATGTGTGTGAATAATACCCTTTTCTGTTTTATGGTGCTCGGTAATAGTCTTTATTTGATCGCAAATTAAAGGAAGAGTGTTAGTAAGATTTTTGTAGTTAAGTTTATGTTTAGATGAAACATATATAGGAGATTTAGAAGGCTCAAAGTCACTCTCTACTTCTACATATTCATAGTCTTTTATACCTAATGTCTTTGCGTAGTTTTTATGATCAATAATTGTTGCGGACATTAATAAAACATTATCAGCATAATCAAAAATAAATTTTGTTAGCTTATCAGCTTTAAGAGGAGTAAAGGATGCTTTTTTTGCTTCTTTGTTAATAATGTATTCACAATCTTTCCAGAGACCGTCAACCGTAGTTAATGAGTTATGTACTGTTTTTAAATACTGCATCTTAATTTTTTCTGGTTGTGATAATGTTCTATGCTTTTTATTTGCTCTATTGATTAGGGTGTTAATTTGTTCGCTAATATTAAAAATTAGTTCGTATATCCATGCTCTAACTTTATCTCTACTATCAGTAGAAGCGGCTTACAATCAACACCGTAATGCTTTAGTTTATCATACACAATTTCAGCTGAAAATCTTTTAATTAGTTCATCCTCTAATTCAGAAGCCTCATCACAAATAATAAAATTTTTTCTTTTTACATGGCTTGGTAATGATAAAAACATTTTATAATTTAAAACAGCAAATTTAGATAAGAGTGCAGTATTACGTGCGTTATAATAAGGGCATCTATTTTTCTCCCAACATTCATCGCGTATTTTTGATACTAAAACACAGGGAGCGGTTTCAACGTCAAAATTAGGATCAATATCACAAACGTAGTTCGATTTACCTTTAAGTATATCTGTATCCGGAAACAACCCTAAATACTGATCTTGTAAAGACTTAGTTATAGTAAGCGCAAATGCTCCAAATGGAGGCTGAGCTAAGCAATCAACTTCATTAATGTAGTTACCAGCAAAATCCTGCTTATATGCAGAATAGTTTATTATATTATCCTTAAACTTTTGAGTAGGTCCAGAGCTTAATCCTGATAATGTTTTAGCAAGAAAACTTTTACCTGTCCCAGTCGGCGCACAACATATTACAAATTTTTTGCCATTGTTAAAAGCCTTTTCTACGCCCTTAATTAGTTTAACTTGCTGATTACTCGGATTATACTCTTTTGGAAAATGCAAAAGGTATCTACTAAACATAGTTATATTATACTATAGAATTTTAAAAATTAAAGCGGAGTTATTGTTACTCTTTTGTTAAAGAGTTTAGCGGTCTTTTTTATGGGTAAATTATTGACAAGCCCGGATAATCCTTTATTAACTTTACAAAATGTATTAACTGTGTAGTCAAAAATTAATTTACCATTTTGTCCTGTATGAAGGTCGAACGGGTAAGGTATTTCATAAACAATTTTTTTGTTTTTCTTTTCTTCACATAGTAAAGTAAAGATACAGAAAAAATCTTTAATACAGAATAAAATTAATCTACCTTTTTTAAGTATTTTTGTTTCAATTGAAAACGTAACTGTTTTTTGTAAATGTTCAGTTATTAGCTTTTCTAGCTCTATTGGAGATGTCATGAATTCATAAACCTCGTTTTTTCATTAGCGGACATAATTGCTAATCTTTTATTAAAAAAATTCCAAAATTGCGCAACAGGAATAACATTAATCATATTACATGCTGCCATATTAACACAGCGATAATCTTGCATTAGAATATCCCAGGTTATAAGAAGATCTTTTGCATTTGGATTAAACTTAGGCATGTTAATAGCTCTACGATAATTCAACGCAATTCTACCTTCTTGACTGTTTAATAAAGGAAGCGAATTGGTACAAAGCATTCTACGCGTAGGAGGAAAGCCGGGCTTCGGTCTTTTCCGGGAAAATTTAATTTCCGCCACGTTGTTTAGTAGAAGACTTTTTAATGTGGCTAGCGACACTTTCATTATCTTTTCTTACGGAACAAACACCAAATATTCTTTGTTCGTTGAGAAAGACGCCCTTCTTGAGAGTACCGTAATCATCAATATCTAGATTTGCAACTGGTACACCGAGATTATTAGGGAAGCATACATAATCGCCCTTCTTAACATATTTTGCATTTGGACCACAAAGTACCACCTCACCTATTCTCCAGGCACGTGTATCAGCATTAATTGGAACAACTATTCCATTACGTACAATAGATGAACCATCATCAGTTTCATCAACATATCTAACGAGCAAGACGTCATCAAGAACTGATTTTAGGTTATAACCAAAAAATACTGAATTAAAAGAATTTTTAGGTAGTTCAGATAAATCAATTAAACTTTTTTGTGTAGGTAGAAGATCAATATTTGCAGCCATATTGTAATTTAATTAACTATTAATAGTTTGCAATGTATGGATGTAATCTTTTATCTCTCTTTGAGATAATTCTTTTGCCGCGG